CACAAAACCAAATTCCTTTAAATGAAGTTGAATTAGCGTTTGTTGAGAAAAATAAACCTAAGACATCGTAAACCCTTCCATAAGGTGATGGGCAAGCCTATAAGGTCGGTGCAGAGACCGAAAACCTGCACCATTGGTGTAAGGCTAGATTGGGAAGTACCTGAGATGGTGGAGCACCACCCACCCACTAGCCACACCTTAAACTATAGATAAAACTGCGACGCCTCTTAATAACGCGTACCAGCGCAGACACCTTCGTTCTAAGTACTGAGAACGAAGCCGTGAAATGGTGGTTCATAACCGAACTACAGGCGGCAATGATGGTTGGGCTGATTTAGCCCCCTATTGAGAAAAATAAACCTAAGGTATCGTAAGTCCTTGGTTTTCAAAATAGCCGAACTATGTTAAAGCTTAAACTATACATAAAAATAATGAGGTGAAATTATGAATGATTTTTTAAGAATTTTTTACAGCCCTAATGATGGCGGAGGCGGCGCTGGCGGAGACGGCGGCGAAGGCGGCACCGGTGAAGAAGGGGCAAAAGAACCTTTTAAAACCTTTGAATCTGAAGACGATTACAACAGAGAAATTCGTTCTCAGAGAAGTAAAGCTAAAAAGGAGGTTTTAGACGAGTTGGGTGTTAAGTCAATCGATGAAGCAAAGACTAATTTAAGCAAGTCGGCCACTCTCGAAACAGAACTCAATGAAACTAAGTCTAAGTACCAAACACTAGAACAAGATTACCATTTATCAAAAGCAGGCGTTAAAGATGAATACAAAGAAGAAGTTATTACATTAGCTAAGGCAAAAATGAATGATGAAACTACGTTCGACAAAGCTTTAGAAGCGGTAATACAAAAGATGCCTTTTGTAACTGGTAAAGCGTTCCAAGGACAAGTTGGCGGTGAAGGAGGCCGACACGACGAAGATGGAACTAAAACATTAACAGAACAACTTTCTAAAAAATATCCTTGGATTAAAGGATAATTTAAACAAGTTAGGATTAAACTAAAAAATCCAAATCAAGTTAGGATTAAACTAAAAAATCCAAATCAAGTTAGGATTAAACTAAAAATCCAATAATATGAGGTGAATAATATGGCATTCAGTAACGGGTTTAACGGTGATAGCAAATCGTTAAACTACATTCTTCAAACACTAGAAGCAAAACAAGTGTTAATTCCTGGGGTTACATCTAACCCTAATCTTCAAGTTTCTGCGGGCGGTGAAGTTGCGTACTTCTACACAAGGGGTGCAAGTTCAGTAACCAGCGGCACAAACACATTAGGCTCACAAATTTCTTACACCAGCTCAGGTGTAACAAGGGTGGACGTTAGCCTAACAAACGCAATTCAAATCGGCGCGGTTATTCCTTATGTTAACTTTGCAACTGTTGAAGCAAGCGTTATTGCTGACAAAGTTATTCAAGAATCATTAGCAGCAGCAAATACATGGAATGAAAAAGCAATTGCTTTCTTAGAAGCAAATGCAACTAATTTTTACAAAAATGCTGACGGCACAATTGTAACTACTTCAGTTTCAAACAATGCAACTTTAGCTGCAACTACTGTTTATGCAGAAATCGTAAATATGAAAAAAGCATTTAATGTAGCAAACAAAACTAAAGGTATGAAACCAACAGCCATCATCGTTTCAGAAGCAATTAACGCACTATTACTACAGTCTGACGAATTTATCCGCAAAGAACAAGCAGGAGATGCTACGGTTTATGAAGGAATCGTCGGTAAGGTAGCAGGTATGCCGGTTGTTGTTTCTCAAGACATGACTGAAGATATCATCATGTTAAACGCTGAAGCATTAGCTGCTCCAATTAATGTTAAGTCATTAGTAATTGCAGACGCTACGGCCGCAGGATACCCTGGTGGTGTCATTGTAGCTGGTGAAATCGGATACGGTTTCAAGATTGGCGACCCTGGCTTAATCTTAATGAGAGAAGCGTAATCCAACTTAATAGCTTTAGAACTTAGGGGTGAGGTGAATTTAATCATCTCGCCCTGCTTTTATAAGTGTTAGGGTTAAAAAGGGCGATTATCCCTCATATAAAACGGGGGCAAGTCGCTGTTAATCAACACTCGCTCATCCCTTCGGGACTAATTTCACCGCGTTAGGCCTCCAAACAGAAGGGTGGCGAGGAGAGGCGGTAAGTGGGCGAGGGCGAAGCCCGAGCCCACAAATAAATTAAGAGGTGAAAACAATGAATTTTGTGCAACCATTCGACGATGATTCTATGATTTATGACTATGATAAGCACAGATATATTCTTACCGAAGAATATGTAAGACAAATGGGTATTGATTTAAGTTTAGTTTTAAACACAGACTTTTCTCCAGTTCCTGCGAATGTTCCAGCTTTGTTTTTAGACAGGGTATCAAAACTAGTATACTCAAATATTTACAGATATGGTCGCTCTAAAAAAGACAAAGAATATTTATTGGCTTGTAATCCCGAACTCAGAGAAGTAATTAGAGACGCTATGTTAGAAAGAATAGCATATATAATTGATAGTGGGGATATGAGTACTAAAACGGGGGCTTTAATTCAACAAGGAACACGAATTGATGTTAAAGACTTAGTACCAAGTGTAGAAGAAGAAGCAATCTTGAGAAGCGCTGGTCTATTACATAGAGGCGACTATCAATTTATTAAAGACGAAACACTGGTCTATTAGGGGTGATGAGATGTACACTTATGACGGCGATTATCCATTAGTTGGCATATTTCTACCCGATAAAACAAACCCAAACGAAAGAATTCCATTTAGATACAAAATGTTAGAAGATACAACGCAGTTCTTTACAGTAAACGGCGGCTTAATGGACTCTGGTGTTGCTATGTCAATAGTTACTCCTAAAAAAATAGATTATAAAGAAGGTTCAAAAATAATTATAGAAGGAATTAAATACTCTATCAGTCATGTAATGGTGAGAATCCCTGATAAGGCTGTTGGAATGACGGTTCGTAGAAAAATTAATGCGGAATACATTATAGGGCTCGTTTAATGAAAAACATTATTAGTTTAATTGAAAAAGAGTTACAAATTATTGTTAAAAGTTTGGGTGAGCAAGCAAATGTGCCTAAAAAAACAGGTAATTTGCGCGCTTCAATTAAATACGAACGAACAAGTCCAAACAGTTTTAGAGTTTATATTGACGAAACTCAAGCGCCTTACGCGGCGGAAGTAGAGGAAATCAAACCTTACTGGAACAGGGTGGCTATGCAATTGGCTTATAGATTAAACACGGTATTAGGTGGCAGAGGAAAAAGATACGATACACCTGACGCCAGAAAATAAGAGGTGATTATATGTCTTATACAACATCAGACATACAAGAAGCATTAGAAAAACAAATTAATTATGAAGAATTAGCTCGCATTTTAGAATTAGACTTAAACAACATTGCAGAACAGGTAATAGAGGAACCTGAGAACACAATCACATTTAAAGTCTTCTTTGATAGTGGTGAATTTGAGACATGTATTTCAGATAGTTTGCCTGGAGAAGGAGAAGGTTTTCTAACAACCCCTGTTCTATTAAAATTTATTAATGGTAACTACAGCACGATGCGCGGCCCAAAATTCTTCTCAACAGTATTTAGTATTGAAGTTATAGGTTATGAAAAAGACCGCGAAAACTTAAGAAAAATATTTGAAACTTATTCTTATATGAATCAAGGGCTTATCGATAAAGATGAATTAGGAATTTATATTACTAAGATACTTGAATTCCCATTCTTTGGTGAACCGTTTCAATTAAAAGGTGAAACGAGATTTCAAGGTTTTATGAGACTCTTTTTGAATTACATGTATAGTGGCCAACTTGCTAATCAAATTACCACAACAATTGATGGCGATAGTGTTATACTACAAAACCTTGTAATCAAGCGTCAACGCACACCTGACGCGGCTCAACGTAATGGTGAGGTCGAAGTTAAGGTAATTCATAAAAACCAGATACTTTCTTTTTCTGCTAGCATGCTCTATGACGGCAGCGACGCGGCTAAAAAGATTCTTCGCAATATTAAGAATTTTGGTAGCGGCCTAAACGAAGAGTTTACACTTGAAATTAGTTATCCTAATATAACAACACTTAGTGATTCAGTTTGGGAAGAAATATCTTTAACAGACCCTACGGGCATTACACTATTAGGAGTGGAAGGAACGCCTGAAGAATTATTTGGAAGTGCTAATTTATATGATGAAGGTACAGTCTGCTGTATAGAATATCCAAGCATTATGCCTGAATTTTATCGTTATTTTATTACAACAGAAAGAATCGAATCCGTCGACACAGATACGTATACTGTAGTAGTTGATGGCGGCGAAATTACTGTAATGGAAGGTGGTGTGCTTTCACTCACATTTGCCTTAGTATTGGCTTAGAGGTGATATTATGTCAACACAACGTTTTGTAATTGATATTAATATCAACGGAGCTGGTGGACAAGGAACAGGTAGAGGACAAGGTGAAGCCGGTTACGGTTATTTCCCAATTGGAGATTTTAGTAAAAGACAATTTAATTTAGCTAATAAAGCCGAAACAATAGCACAGCGAGGTATAAATGAGTATTTTGGGTCAAATAGTGGTGTTTATGCATCTGGAGACCCAGATATGTTAAAAAGGACATCCCAAGGATTTTTTAAATCACAATATAGCGCTGGGGTTTATATTTTTGACCAGGAAAAGAACTATTTTACCGTTAGTGATATTAATTTTAGTTCTTTCAAAGGAAGTAAATTAGATGTTCATTTTACTGAAAATAAAGCTCGTTATCAAGCTCTTGGAGCTATGGTAACTCGTCAGACAGCTGCAGCTTTAATTGACCATCGTCAACATACAAGCGGAGATGCTTATGTAAACGCTCAATTAGATAATCAAATGAAACTTATTAGTTATGGTGCTCTGATTGCTGGTAGTGGTCCTTTGGCGGGTTTTGTAGCCGCAGGTTTAGTTATCAATGAAGGAATTAGTGCAATTTCTCAGGTTGCTAAATATAATTATGACCGTAAACTTGAGCGTCAACAGATTTCAAATATACAAGTCGTAGCAGGAGACATAAGTTACGGTAGAAATAGAGGTAGCCTATAATGACAAGACAAACATTTAAAATATTTATTGCTGGAGTTGAATACTCTGATTACATAAGTTATCCAGTTTCAGTCACCGAGAAGAACCTTGACGAAAGTTTAAATCTTGCAACAGTTTCTCTCAAACACACAACCAACGCGTCTCCATTTAAGCCTAACCGCAAAGTTGAGCTCCTCGTTTATGCAGATGAAATACTCATAAAAAGATATTACTTTCTTCTACTTAACGACATCGTTGAGAAGGTTGGAGTAACTTCATACTACAATCACAAACTTTCACTTATCGAATTTACACAATTTCTTGATAATATTGTTCTTCCAGATTTAGCAATTACACGCATCAAAGGAGTTTATGAACCAACCCTACTCGATGTAGTAGACAAAATTATGGATGAAGTACATCGTCTTACTGGGAATACCTATGAGCTAGCAGGAGCTACGGAAACTATTCTAGATGCTATACCAAGTCCAGAATGGACATTTACTCGTATGACTGCTCTTGAAGCGCTCCGTATGGTGTTTAGTATGGCAAAGATTGTTCCTACAATGGTAAGTTTTGCTGTTCTTGGACATGTTGGACTTTTAGATACAAGTGAAACTACCAAAATGGTTCCGTTCGCAGCTCAAACTGAAGCATATGACCCGCAAACATATAAAACCGCATTATATAGTAACGTTGAAAACTTTATTGCGGGACCAGAGACTATTACTGAGCCCGCCAATGGTTGGTTGACACCAAGAAGTCCAGATGGATTCGAAATTAGTGGTGACAATCTTATGATAACCACAACTCGTCCAATTTATAAAATTGAGAAATTTGAAATAAGACGTTGGATTAGAATTCAATGTGAACATGGATTGTTCATAATTCCAGAAAGCGTTGTTCCTCAAGACGCGTATAAAGAAGATTTCTTTGATGATATAATTTATGAGGAGGGTGTTTATAACACACTTGAGAATCTATCAGCTTATGGCAAAAAAGGTGGGGCATTTTATTACACACAAGGTAAACCAAATATTGTCGGTTTAACATATCGCGCTCCTACTAAATGGTCTTGGAATCCAAGTAAACAGGCTTGGAGAGTAATTTGTGAAGAGTATGAAGGAGTTGGTGCTTATTATGAAACAACAGTTGCCAAATGGATTAAACCTGAATATGTAGAACTAATTGAAGCGGCAATAGCCGCATATATCCCATCTTCTTATTATCATTACTGGTTGTGGTTCAGAGAGGATGATATTGCTACTGGAGTAACAGACCCGTTCAAACTACAATTCCGTATTACTTATACTCCATATATTTCCACAAACATTTTTACTTATCGCGAACGCTATGACTCCGCAGATGAAGTCCAGTCATATCAAACTTATAATCAAACAGCTAACGTAATCGACCGTGATGTTCTCGCAGACCTTCACGATAAAGTAATTAAACGTGGTAGTGGTTCTGGATTAGATTATACATTCCTTCACAAAGATGCGGCTGATTTGCCAACAATTGGCAAGCGATTTGGTGATTACGTTATTACATCAGCCGACTATACATTTAATCAATATGGCATCCAATCAACCTATAATGTTGATAAATATTACCAGAAACTTCAGAAATATGTGGCGGTTCTTGAGAAGTGGCGTCAATTCAGTATTCCTAATGAAAGTATTGTAAAACGTCAAATCACGTTTAATGAGTTTATTAAGTTTGCAACTGCGCCCGCTGCAAATACAAGTCATTTAGACCCGGCATATTATAATGATGCCATAACTTCCAACATTCAACTCGCGAGTGTATCACTTGAAGAACAGACAACTCATACGGTTACAAGCTTTGCATTTAATAATTCAATGATTTTTGAATTTACTATGCCAGGTAATGCGACTGCTGGTAGTATTAGTGATACTTTAGATAGTGATAAACGTAAAGATAAACCAGTCATTTATTCAGATAAAAATGGTATGGCACGATATCTTTATTCTTTAGAATTTACAACCGGGTATTTTGCATTTAACTTAAGTTCTTCATATAGTCTCCCAACATATACAAACACTAATATTCCCATTTGGAGCCTAGATGATATAACTGAAATTAATAAAGACGCTCGCGAACAACTTTCATTTAGTGTTCAGCTCCATCACGTAGATACAACTGGCAAGTTTCATATTAACAGTGGCTGGGCAAACCATAATGGACTAATTGGCGGCGTTGGCATAAATACAACAGCTCGCATAGCTTTTCTTGATTTTAAACCACTTAATACCACAGATGCAACGGGACATATAATGAATAGCACTGCTGTAACTCACATTTACAATAGTGCGAATGGTGGATATTACACTATCCCTACTCGTGTAAACTCTAGCGAGACTACCGCTCAAAGTTGGGCCATTATAGACGGAACAACAAACGAAATTCTTTACTGGTGCGATGAAACAGTCGCTCCAGGCGCAAGAAATACTCAATATGTAATTAACTTTAGCGACACCTACTAACATTAAAAAAGGAAGCAAGAGAGAGACGGTAAATGAGCGAGGGCGAAGCCCGAGCCCTAGTCGTCACAAGGCCCTTCATCCACTTACCGTCTTCTCCTTTTGTTCCAAATAACGATTAACAAATTTGACTTTTTCAAAAAATCGCGATATAATATTATTATAAGGAAGGATAGAATTCCTTCTAACTCTAAATAGAGGTGATAAACAAAATGATTTTAAAAATTTATTTAAAGGATGACTTTAGGATAGGTACGCCTTACCTTAAACCTGAAAATAGTCCAGGTCCACTAACTGAATATTCAACTGGGACGTTAGTTGTATTATTGGATTATTTAGCCTCTTCACTTTATTTTACTTGGGTTAACCCAACTAATAGAAAATTTGAAGAGCGCGCATTGTATCGTGCGGCAGAATTAGATGAAACAGGCCGTTACGCATACAAAGCAACAATCTTCCCTATAATGACCGTGGGTCTCGCAAGACAAGATTCCGCTTTCTCTATGGTTTGTTTTAGAGAAGGAGGAAAATTAAGTCCGTATATAAAAATTCCAGTTGTTAGAAGTATTTATCCAGAACAAACTGAAATTCCACCAACTGCGGTTGATGAGATTAATGCGGAGATTAATGAAATTAAACAAGATATACATGAAATTGAAATAGAGATACCAAACCGTGAAGTATTAGTAAATCTATCAGATGACCAAGGTAAACTAAAATACAAAGGACAAGAGATTAAACCGACTCCTGTTCAAGTAATTAACGAAGAAAGCACAGATGAAGAAATACCTAGTGCTCTCGCAGTTCAAAAATTGATTGGCGGATGGGTTGAACAAGATGCTTATCCAGTATTGCCAGAAAATTTAGTTTTAGGCAATGGTACTGAAACTTCGGGAAACCCTTTTCCAATTAGAGAGGGGAATGCTACCAGCCCCAAAATAGAGGCAGTAGAAGACCCCTCCAGCCCTGTAAAAGATATATGTCCGTTTGCCATTAAAATAAGTGCACCTGATGGGGACGAATCCGCTAATATGTTTTATGCTGTTGATTTTTTTGACTTTAACAATTCGGTTGCCCCTAGTAAAATATCTTGGGGTTTTTGGATTAAAAATACAGACGTGAATAATATAGGGTTAACACCCATGAATAATATTGATTTCTGGATATATAATCACGCAAATTATTCTGCATTTATTAAAATGCGAATTTATGACGCTGTTAATTCAACTTTAAATACTAGTCTTGATTTGACTATTTCCCCTAAAACAATTAATCCAACACTAACAGGCACTGTTAAAAAAATAGAGGAGAGTAATGGTTGGAGTTATTTATTATATGAATTAACAATGTCAAAAGAGAGTTGGGCTTTTAATTCTAGTAGTAAAGTGGCTAAATTCTATTTCAGATTTAACCCTGCTAAAACTGCTTTAGCCACAAAACAAATAACTATTGCTAATAATACTATTGTTTATGACTACACAATACCTTCTGGTTTTGTAAGATTTCCTCAAGGGGCAATATCACAACATCCTGAGAGCACAGTATTTCATCCTGGTCTTATTGTTAAAATGAAACCAAAAGACTTCTTTGAGATGGACCCAGAATCGGAATTAATCGCAACAGAAGGCGCCGTTCAACAATTACTTCATCCCTTTTATGGTGATGCTTCTTTACCAATTAATGAGCAAAAGGGCAATGGAACATTAACACCTTGTTTATTTGCAACTAAAAATGGTGATTTAAATGTTCCAACCGTTGAACAAGAATTGAATACTAGTCCTATGTCAGAAGTTTTAGAATACCAACACAGGCTTTATGCTAGTGTACCTCCTAGTGCGTCGTCTTTTTTTCTACACTATACAAAATGGGGAAGTACATTAAACCCCCCGCTTAAACAATTAGATAGCACAATAAATAGATTAACTTTTGGCATGTGGATAAAAGACGATTTTCTTGCTGCAATACCTTCATCTAATTTTCAAGTCTGGATATATAATTCTTCAGGAGGCAATTACGCAAAGCTTGATTTCCCTTGGAAAACAGTATATTCGGAGGTAGGCAATGAGGACACTAGACTAGCAACATTGGTTCTTGGTAATAGTGCTATGATGACAGCAGTTCCTACAACATCAACTAAATGCCTTGCCAAACAAGACGGTTGGACCTATATTCAACACGATATTTCAGGAATAGAATGGGTGTCCACGTTTACTAACTTCGGTGACATTATTCTATACTTTATCTTTAACAATATACGTAGCGGGTTTTTAACTGCTGACTGTAGATTTTCTAATTTTACTTTCTTATATAATTATGATGGAGAAAATTTAAACCCTTATGCAGTTTATCCAGATGGTATGGTTGTTGACCAATACCCATCAAATGTAACAATACCAGCTAAGGTAGAGAAAAATATTACTGATATTGCTGCATTGAAAACAGAAATAAAAGAGTTAAAAGAATCATCACCTACAGGAAAAGGTGTTGTAGTATCTATTTCTGGCAACAAAATAGCTTTTAGAGCAAGAGAATGGGCAGAAGCAGATTATGATTTAGTTCATACAGCTAGTATAGTTGGTGGAAGTAATGGCAACTTATTTAATTTTGGTGCTATTGGGAAAATACCTGCTACAACACCATATAATCAAACAAGTTATGGAACATTATTAAAATCATGTGGTGATGATAGCTGTCCAGCAAACTTTAATGGTACCTATATAGGCGCTAACCACGCTTATTCTATTGGTAACAGCATTGTAGCAACCGCTCACGGGAAAACAGAAGCAGATATAGGTTCAATTTGAGTAGATACAACACAACCTGATGTAGAATACGTGTTATTTAAAATACACGATATTGATACACTATGGTTCGCACCTAAAACAGCGCAGATGATGGACACTGGGATATTTACTAGCAAAGCTTTAGCAGCTGGTAAAATTTTAACTCATAAATCTGGTGCCACAAACATATCAGATATAACAATCGAAACTGTGAATAGTAATGCTCAACAACTTTATTCTACAACTAACAAAGTTGTACATAAACTGTTATTAAATGGTACTAAAGAAGTGCCTTTAACAGATGGATTCTATGAGTCTAACTTTGTTGATTTCGTTGAACAGTACAACATAATATATTTCCCTACAGTATTAACATACTTAATTAATAATGTTGGAAACAATACAAACACAAGTATGAACAATGATAGCATAGACGACTACTATTGTTCAGTATCTATTACACACAGATTTCAAAAGAATGGTGCTTGTGTTATGTTTGAGTCTTACGACATTAACAAGGAGATAAATGTAGGATACTTTGGAATGACGCAATCTATAGCTTTTAATACAGCAAATCATTATATGTATGTACCTAATACTATATATGATGACATTACCTTACACGAGCCAAGTACTTCTATATATTTAACACCAGATAAATGGAGAAACCCTAACTTACCCCCAACCTCTTATTTTCAACTCTATGATGCAAATGCAACGTATACAATGAATACTGGGTTCTGTCCAGATTATGGTACTGCACGTCCAGAAATACGCGTTGAACAGCTAAGTGATGCTGCCTTCTTTTATTCAAGTTTTAAAATGTACCAAAAATTAATATCTGGTGGTAAACTATATCCAGGAGACCGTGTTGAAGCTGTTGTATACCGTATACTCTCACCTAAATATGATGAAGATTTTACTAACGTTAGCTGGTATTGGGTTAATGATGATATTTACTTACAAGTCAACGCTCACAAACCAATTAAAAAAATATTGCCTCTTCCTTCTTATATGATTGGCAAGATGGTAACTATAGTAGAATCCAATAATACAACTGTAGGTAACATCGTGACAACTGACGGCTTGTCTATTAATATGACTGGAACTTCTAACTACGCTATATTAAAGTTATCTAATAATAAAGAAGATTCTAGCGGTACAGATGGAGCCGATGGCAGAGAAATAGAACTCCAAACATCTGACACTCATATCCAGTGGCGATACGTTGGCGATACGCTATGGACTAACCTAGTTGCACTAGCAGATTTAAAAGGAGAACCCGGAGAACTTATAGGACAAGTTCAAGCAGATTGGGCAGAGACTGACAGTGAAGAGTTATCTTATATCAAAAACAAACCAACTGACATTATTTTTGAAGTAGCAAGTTTAACTTCATTAACGGAAGAAGAAAAAACAACCATTTCTGCACAAGTTGCCGCTATTTTAAATGCAGGTGGTTATGATATAGACACAAGCAAATATGATGATTTAATCCTTCATTTTGTTGATGGCTATAACGATATTCATTACCATTATTCAAGTTTTTTTGTTGAGGATGGCGAAACAGTATCTATACTTTTTGAAAGTGAAAATGATAATGAAACTATCAAATTAACGGTTAACTTTGTAGGAGATGATTCGGCAACAACTATTGAAACGCTAACAGGTTTTAGTGGTGACTATAACGATTTAATAAACAAACCAACACCAAGACCAACAATTGAATTAGAAGTCGCGAGTCTTACAACATTAACGCAAGCCGAGAAGTTGGCAATTAGAAATAAGCTTAGCGCGCTTATTGTTGATAATAAAATAGATGGAACAAAATTTGATGATATTGTCTTAGTAACAACTAACGACTTAATAAGATTGCATTATTCCTCTATTGATTATTATGTAGCAAATCCACAAATCACAGTAATATTTGAAACGCAAAGCACTAAATACATACTCAATGTTCCTGTCGAGGAGTATGGGTATTCAACGCTAACAAGCACATCAACCTATACAAAAGCCGAAATAGACGCAATGTTTGCCAGTTTGTTGGAACAACTTCAAAACTAATCATAGTATCATTATGCGTTTTTGTGTTTTGGCGATACAGAGATAGATTAATGGTCTAGAAATTATCTATGAAGAGGGGATATAAAATGAAGAAATTATTTTTAATTATATTTTTAAGTGTTGCTACGCTATTTTTAGTGGGGTGTAATGATAAAAAAGGAGAGCCTATAAAAATAGGGGATACTGTTTATGCCATTGTGCCCGAACTAAAAAACGAAAACACAACCAATCTGCTGATTGAAGGCACAGTTAAAGAGATTAAAAATCAAAACGGGGTGTTGCAATATAAAATAAGCAACAAACATACGTTGTTTGACAGTTATATAGTGGATAGTAAATATGTTTTTAAAACCTATGAAGCCGCTATAAAGGAATTAGATAAGGTATTAGTAACAAACGATGAAGAAATTTTGCAACAATATGATTTCGTTCTCGGCACAATCCAAGAACGAAACAGTGTAGATGACGGTTATACTTATGCTGTTGAGATTAAAAATGAAATAATTTTCATAAAGAGCAACAAGTTATTTTCTGTCGGAGACACTGTTTTATTAGTTGAAGTTCAAGAAAACAAATCAATTTTAGTTGATTTGGATTAAAAAGGGGGTAAGAACGCATGAAGAAGTGTCATGCCGTATACTTCTGTAAAGGTTGGCGGTCCTTTCAAAACCGCCTCAATATATCACACACGAGGTGACTGTATGAAATACAAAGAAAGCGCAAGAAGCCCGCAATATGGTAAGATTTTTGCTTATAGTATTACAGGCAAAGAGGTCCAAGAATTGGATATTCTAAAATTAAAAGTAGTTCACAAAGAGAAAGAATACACAGTAGGACAACTCTTACAAATTATTTCCGACCACGAAGAGGACTTCAAGAAAATCAAACAGCTTGAAAAGGACCTTAAGAAATTACAAGACAGAGTCAACACACTTTCACAAATTGTAGTGTTGCTGGATGCACAAATAAAAGCATCTGAAATTAAATAGAGGTGAAATAATGAAGAAATTTTTTATATTATTGGGTTTAATGATTGTTTCATTCGGACTAATCGCAACTCCAACCTACGCCGCAGAGGGTGACCCAGTTGAAGCCCCAATTACTGAAGAAGAGGTTGAGGATGAACCAACCTTAGAAGAAGAAGAAGCACTGTTCCAAGCTGAATTAAGCGAAACTATTGCGGAAGTATTTGCTTGGATTGGCGGTTTCTCGGGGTTAGGAGCAGTACTATTATTCGTACTTAGATTTATTCGTGAAAGAGGAGTTTTAAAAGCCATTCGTGACGAAGTTAAAACAGCAAAAGAGGCTGGGAATTCCAGCGCACTAGCAGTTAATAAATTAGTTGAGGTTATTCAAACTTACAGTAAGCGAGAACAAGCAATGGAAAAGATGGTTATTGGACTTGTACAAGTTAGCAACTTACATCCAGAAGCTAAGCGTCAAATAATTGAAGGACTTCAAAATGATTCAATCAGCGTGCAAGATGTTTTCGCCGCAGGGTTGATTCAAGTAGATGCTGAAATTCAACAAAACGAACAGCTTAAATCAGAAATTAAACAGACAACTGCAAGCTTACTAAGCAAATTAGCCGAAAAAGACAAAGTCTAGAGGCGATGTTATGAAAAACAAATTTCTATGGATTCTGTTTACGGCGATATATCATATTCTCAGCTGGGGGTCGGTACTAGTTTATGCGGGAATTAAATATGGCGCGTTTATAATGACACACAGTATTTTGACTATGTTTGGCTTCGGCGCAGCCGTTGCGGTTGTGTTAATGCTGCAGTCGTTAAAGGAAATTGCCGAACACGGATATGGACTTGCAAGAAGGATTGCGCGCTCGGTCCGCAAAATAGTTCCTATGTTGGCGCTGCTCGCATTTGTATTGCTAGTAAATATAAATATTGCCAGTTTCTATAGTATAATATTATTTACTTTAATTGCTAATATTATAGCGCAACCATTTGGAGTGCTTGGCTATAGGTTCGGTCCACAATACATTGAAGATACTGGTGCAAACCGCATTCTCAAAAAACTCTAATTATATTATTCTCATCCAACCTTACAAGCGATGGCTGCCGGGGCCGTCGCTTATTTTATATAAAAGAAGAGAGAGGAAAGAAAGGCGGTAGAAGGCCGAGCGAAGCGAGGCCTAGGTAGAATGTAGCCGCGCGTAACATACTTACAAACCGAACCCCACTTTTTAGAGTTGTTATCTTCTTTGCAACGACTACAACAACTATCGCTTCAAATTGAAAGAGAACGCAATTTTCGGTCAATCAAAAATGCAAATTTGACGAAAAAGCAAAAACGTGATATAATTAAAATGTAAAAAAGAGAAAAACTAAGGAGGTGATAGTTGTGGGCGAGGGCTTCTCATTGGAAAAATATCAAAAGATTATTGACCTACTAACAAACAGCGAAAAAACATTTTCAGAAATCGCAAAAGAAACAAACTCTTCTCCATCTCATGTAAAACGAATTAACGATGGTAAGGTTAAAATAGTTAGATTTGCTTTTCAAGACGTTGTTTTTCCTATTCGAGAACCAAAGGAAGAATACAAGAAAAGAATCTTGAATGATTTAAATGAGGGTATGAGCGTGAAAGAAGTCGCTCAAAAATATAAAATGGCTGACTCAACTATTCGTGCAATTGCTTATAGAGCGGCCAAAAAATAAATAGAGGTGCATAGCTATGGAAAAATTTAAGATTCAATACAGCAAATTCAAATTTAGCGAAAAGCCGCTGAGTTTCGACAAGCGAACACAGCAATATAGTCAATATGTGGAGGCGTTGGTTACATTAAACGATTTTGTGGATATAGTTAATGACGGGAGATGTTGACGCAATGGAGAACACGGCGAACCCCGTTTCCAAAAAAGAAATGTTGTTGGTAGTAGGTTTTTAGCATTAGACTTTGACCAAAGTGAATATACTCCAGAAGAAGTAATTAATTTTGGAAAAGAAATAGGTTTGGTCCCAAATGTGTTTTATTTTAGCTTCAGTCAAGGTAAAAAACCAGGCAATAATTTTAGATTAGTATTTGTGTTAGATGAAATTGCGAACCCAACCGAGTGGTTAAATTTATACAATTATCTTTTAAAAGAATTTTCTTCTTTCAAACCTGACACAGCAACAAAAGATATTGGAAGAATGTGGTATGGTGGTAAAGGTGGATATGTTGTGGAAACGAACCTACTTGAATTGGACTCTATGCGAGGTCGTTTAGAGTTCGTGAGACCTTCGGTCTCACTCACTCATTTACCGCCTTCTCCTCTCTCTTCCCCAATTAGTGTAACCTTTCCAAAAGGATGAGAGGACCACTTAAAACCTGTGTGCCCTTTGTGGCGAAAGTTTACGGACGGGGAGTATCTTAACAGGCCTCAACGTTTCATCCTTTTTACCAATTTGAAGGCAGGTGGCGATGGGGTTAAGGAGGTTATATTGGAGATAGGCGGCCGCACAGGCGTCTATGAGGGCCATGGTTTTGGTGAAGAAGAGCTTAACAAGTGGTGGAACGAAGACGTGGACGTGGTTCCGATTGTTAAGGATTTCGGTAAAGATGTAACAGTTGCCGAATATTTTAAAAACAAACTGTTCTAGAGGTGAAAGTGAATGAGCAAGAAAATAAGCAAAAAACGATTAATATTTTTAGCGAAGGTCGCGGACGACCTAGTAGAATTAGGTGAACGGCTACTGTTTGTGCGTGCCGACCTGAAAGACAATAAAAAATCTGTATTTGTGTTTCTTGACAGCGATACGTTTAATGAGAATTTAGACGCGGTTTTCAATAGATACGGATACAGTAAGTAAGTAAGTAATCGAGGTGCAGAGATATGAGCGAAAATAAAAAGGTGTTTACACCAATAGCGGCGGACTTGGCGCGCGCAAGGGCTGCGGTAAGGCTGGCGATTAGTCAACAAGTAAATGTAGAGGGGTTTCCATTACCAATATTAAAAGGTAAATTAAATGCTATAGTTGCTCCCAGCCACAGCGGTAAAACAATTTATAGCATGGGGCTTGCAATCAGTTTAGCGAGAGCCGGACATAAAATAATGTATTTATCTACAGAAGAAGACTATGAAGCATTCATAGACAAAACAATGAATATTGATGAAAATGAGCCTTTCTGAAACAATATTTCATTTATATATCAAAGCGAGTTTGACCAAGGAAGTTTGGCCGCGTTTATAAATGTAGTTAGTGAACAGGGGTTTGAATATTTGGTGATTGATTATTTGAAGAAGTCTATGTGGGTTCATTACAGTAGCGACCATGTAGTAATGGAAGAAATTAACAGCACCCTGTTGCGCGCTAACGCCGCGCTAAAAAACAAGTTGGGCATCTTCACGTTTGTTCAAGGAAATAGAGAGGCGTTTGACGACAAAAAAACAGACCTAAGCGTGTTAGCAACAGATAGCGGCAGGGTGGCCCTGATGATTGATGGCGGCATGCCAGTATATAGAAGCGCCGACAACATCCTGTTTATTAAGAAGGTCGGCAAAGAAAGAATGTTGTTTGTGGCGAAGAGTCGTAGAAACAACCAGTACTTGGGCCGCAGCTATTACTACGATGTTGACCTAAATACTTTTAAAATAACAATGCAATTAAATCCTAATAATTTTTCAGTAGAATCGACTGCAGTTGGTTCTACCAGCAACACCAAAATTAGACGAGGTGGTATGTAGTGCAAGCAAAAAACACATTTGTAGATTTACGAAATGAGGTTCGAGACCTTAAAAGAATGTTTCTCGAAATACAAAACGGAATGGAGCCGCACTTCTATGACCCTTCAGAATACATACTATTGAAAGACGATTTGGTACTCGTCCTCAAATTTAAAGGGGTCTACTTCTCGTTAAGCGAAACTAACCAACTATCAAAAACGCTTAGTCGCCATGGTATAAGTTGTGACAGCCCCACAATTAAACGCATCGCGGCGGATTCAAAACGCTGAAAAGAATTGTGAGGAATGGGCATTGAAACCCATTACGTCAAAATGACCCCGGTGGGCCGCTGAATTTGTAGTGATGGTAATGTGTTGAAAAAGAATCTTACACCTTACCGCACCAATAAATCAAACTCCTTCATTCAGTTTGAAACTGCGACTGAGGTGTATGATATAAACCGGGCAGAAGCGGTATTTAAGTATTTTATTGACCCAGAGGTTGACTCTACGGAAATATTCTGAAGAGATGGTAACTTTAATAATTGTGGCGTAGATAATATAACTACCAAGAACTTCAAAAGAGAGGGCTAAGCCTTCAAGCGGTAAGAGTTCAGAGCCGAAGGCTCTGAACGATACATTCCATTCCCTTTTTCCTATCTCCTTTTTAATGTTTTGACTCGTTTATCACAACCCCCCCAAAATCGTTAAAAACGATTAAAAATGATTGATTTTTTATTGATTTTCCTTATTTTTCGATGTCAACACTTAATTAAATTTTCAATAGCCAAAAATTAGTAATTGTTTAGAATTTCAATGGCTAAAAATTAGTAAGGTTCTAAAAATTTGTAAAATTATTGGTTTTTAAAGGTTTTTTCGAAAAACGATACTTTTTTTGACAATGCAATAATATAAGGGCTCGGCTTTAGCCTCGCCCAAAAAAATTAGGTTCTAGTTTATTAAGTAGAAAACTTCTAGTAATTTTCTACAGTTAAAATATCTCTTGTTAAGTACCTCTTATTAACTTTAAAAAATAACCGAAGAAAGATATAAAACGAAATTTGCCTTTGCGAATTGAACGAAATTTCGCCAATTGATGTCAATTTAATCAATCGAACAATCGAAATGCAGTTTTGACAAAAAGGCAAAAATGTGATACAATATTAGTAGAAAGAAAGAAAAGAAGAGTTTTGGGTGAGTTAGGGAAGTTTGAACCCTCATCTTACCGCAAACGGAGGTGCAAGAGAATGCAAGCAAATTTTTGGAATGATTTGGACAGAGGCAAAGTAGGTGAGAGAATATTTTGCAACGTGATAGCGGACAAAGGCTACGAAATATTTGATTTAAGCAACGACAAGGTTTACCAGAAGAAAGGAGTAGATTTCAGAATTAAAAAAGACTCGAAAGAGATTTTTGTTGATGTCAAAACAGACTACCTTATGCATAAAACAGGAAATATTTTTTTGGAAATACAAGATGGCCCGCGAGTTGGGTGAGCAAAGAAAACAATGGCCGACTTGATATTCTACATAGACTACAACTCAAATACAGTTTATGTTCTTGAGTGGAGTAGTTGTGCGGCCAAAATCGATGAGTTGCGAAGAGTGACGTTTTATAATCAAGACGGAGTTCGCATGGAAGGCGCGTTATTACCTGTAAGCAAACTGGATGAGTTGCAAATAACATATCAGGTTTTGCAATTTTCAAAAAACTTATTGCCAAAATATGGCGGAGGAGAATGATAATGAAATTTAAAGAATTTTTAGTTTTGTTAGGGGTTGCGATAGTTGCTGCGGCGGCGGCTGGTTTGGCCAATTTCCCCTTGTGGTTCGGCGTTACACTATACGCATTAAGTTTTATTGTAGCATTTGGGGTGTCGTTTGTTGTGGAACAAGTAGACAAATGAAAACAGCACCGAAGAAAAGTTAAAGACTTGTTAGACGCAGACAAGGCAAAGACAGATTGATATAATCGTCTACAAAAGAATCAATTAGAAGTTGCCGATTATAGTTTGGCTGTTGAGTCAGTTAAAGAAGAAGTCGAATCAATTAGAGAGAACCTACTTAAGTCAATTGAATATGAGGAGGCTTCAATTGTGAAAAAACAACAAGATATCGAAGGCTATAAACAACTTTTGAGTAAATTAGAGGAGGTAAGTGATAATGAAAAGAATAATAAAGAAACTAAAACGTTATAAAGCTAAAACTCAAAAATACAGAGCGCTATACAGGAAGTGGTTTACTAAGGAGCTTGATACGGCTAGGGCTCTCCAGTCAGCCTACTATAGCAAAAAAAATATGCGTAATGTTGCACTAGAGATGCTGCGTGAGTATGGATTGGATAGAGAAATAGCGGAAGTGGACGAAGATGAACACGACACAAAGGCGTGTTAATTGGGGAAATTTTACACTCTATATTGTTTTATTTATTGCGCTACTGGTCTTAAACGGCTTTATTAATTTTGTTGTTGCAGACTTTGACCCCAGTATTTTTACTAACGCAACATATTGGTTAAAGACTGCTACTGGTTCTGCATCAGGCTTATCTGCGTTTATCATTTTTGCGTTTATGCGCAGAGACAGTAAAATACTCAATGACGAAGACTTCACATCAGACCTAAAAGAATTAAATGAAATTGTTAGGGGCGAAGTAGGTCCAGACTTTCCAGACTTCATTGCAGAAAAGAATCTAACAAATAAAATAATTAAGTGGAAAGAAAAGATGGAAAATAAGTTAATGAAATGACATAATAGGGTTCCAGCACGAGTATTATATAACATTAAGCGTCTTGAAGAAGATTCACAGTGGGGTAAAGACATCAAACGATGGAGAATATTCAAGAGGTTATTCACCAAAAGAGCCAAACATAGGGCCGCAAAATGAGTTCGCAGACGGGACAAGATTAAACTACAACTAACCGAGCAATGAATCTCGAAAAACATCTACTACCGAAAAGTTAGGTTCCCACAAGCCACAGTTGGAGAAATTATAAATGGCGAACGCCGCTCATCATCTAACCGTGTTATTAATAATGGTGCGTTTTGGGTATTGCTAAAAGACCGCCTGCCAATGGTACTTTTAACAATCGCGCTGCAAGCAGCATACCATGCACTAGTTATTCAGCAAGTGGTAAACCCTGCAGCGGTATGATTAGGTATCATATTCCAACTCGTGACTATCTTTATGAACGTGGGTATTGGATTAAACTACGGGGGTACATTATTCAAAAAGATAGACCTAAATAATCTACTCACTCGTAAGCAATATATCATGGAGTACTTAATCTGGAAGAAACAACCAAAGAAGGTAATCAAACGTGAAAAAGATATGAATATACCTCAGACCGTTTCTTAGTTGAAAGTTTCTTATATCATATCTAATTCCTTTCGCACTAATTAATGGGTGAGCTTGAGTGGGCTCAGCCTTATTGGCAATAGGTTGGGTCAATTGGTTTACACTGGCCGCGGCCACGTGGCTTGGAATACTTTGAATGCCATGAGCACCAGAAAAATTAGTTACGATACCGGTGGCGATATGAATTCATACACGTTTGTTTAAGAACGACGCCGCAACAAGAGCTCAACTAGATGCGTTATATGCGGAGGCTGTTAAGGACTGGGACCGCGTCAAACAATGATTTAGACGCAAAAAGAGAGGGCAAAAGAAGAGGCGGTAAATGGGCGAGGGCGAAGCCCGAGCCCTAGTCGTCACAAAGCCCTTCGTTCTATATTGGATATGAAGGAAAATTGGCGAAGAAGTCCTTGAAATATATATCGGAGGTATTTATACGATGAAAAGAGTAGGATTTACAGCGAGCAGCTTTGATTTACTCCACGCGGGTCATGTGCTCATGTTGGAGGACTGCAAGAAACACTGTGATTATCTTATAGTGGGGTTGAACGCATCTCCACAAAACAAAAAATGTGTTCAGTCACTATATGAAAGGTGGGTACAAATAAATGCAATTAAGTACGTAGACGAGGTTGTGGTTTATGATAGCGAAGCAGATTTGATAAACATATTAAAAAGCAGAAAGATAGATGTGCGATTCGTGGGTGAGGATTACCGTGGAAAAGCCTTTACAGGGAGCGATTTAAATATTCCAATTCATTATAATCCAAGAAGGCACGATTTCTCTACAACTGAACTTAAAGAGAGGATAAGAAAAGGTGAGAGCAGGGGGGGTGGCAGATGAAACAAAAAGAGAATAAATATATAGGCGGTTCGTTTAAAAATCAACAGTATGAATTATATATAATAAATAGGCTACTGCATTTGTTTCCTAACAGAGACGCAAAAATACTCGACGTTGGTGGTAAGTACGGGATGTTGTTAAAAGAATATTGTTCCGTTATTGATGGGATAGCGGCCTTTGAAGAAACGGTAAATTTACCACAATACTATAATGAGATTTTTGTTATGAATGTATTAGACTTTGATAATTTTAAGAACTATGATGTAGTTATTTTTGGAGATGTACTAGAACATATTAAAACTGAAGACGCTCAACGATTACTTTCAAGAATATACGACGAGGTTACAGAAATTATAATTGTGGTTCCTTTTTTATATGAACAAGATGCGTTAAATGATAATCCTTATGAAACACATCAACAACCAGACCTCACTCATGAGATTTTTTTAGATAGATATAAAGGGTTTGAGTGTTGGGGCTTAAATAAGCGACAAGGAATTTATATGAAAAAAGCATTAAGTAATATAGTTCCAACTACACATAAAAACAAAGTTGCAGTATATACAATATGTAAAAATGAAATTAATTATGTTAATAGTTTTATGGACAGTATGTCTGAAGCAGATGCGGTATTTGTATTGGATACTGGTTCAACAGATGGAACAGTTGAAAAATTGCGGGAGCGCGGTGCGATTGTATTTGAAAAAATCATAAAACCGTGGGACTTTAGTAAGGCAAGAAATACAATCTTAAAACAAATACCAAAAGAGTTTAATGTATTGGTTAGTGTAGACTTAGATGAAGTATTCCATGCGGGCTGGGCAAGTTGACTGCGTGAAAATTGGCAAGATGAATTAGGTATGCTGAGATATTATTATGTGGCGACTCATGAAATAGACGGAGCTCCGGGACTGATGTTCTATAGAGATAAAATTCATTTAAATGATTATGACACATATCATTGGATATATTCTATTCATGAAGTATTAACTCGTCCAGCAAATCAACCAATTTATTATACAAACAACATTATTTGTCATCACTATCAAAACCAAAATACAAATAGAAAAAATTATCTTGATTTACTTGAAAAGGAATACAAAAAGAACCCAAATGATATACGAAATATTCATTTACTTGGAAGAGAATACTTTATATACGAACGATATGAAGATTGTATTGATGTGTTGTCTAATGTGAGACAATTTGAATCAATCTACACTAATGAAGTAGCAGATATCTATTCATACATAGGAAAAAGCTATCATATGCTAGGTGATTTAGACCAGGCGGCCGCCGCATTCAAACGTGGGGCTAAGGCCGCACCACATCTGCGCGGAAATCTCTTGGATTTAGCGAACATCTATATTCAGCAAGGAAGATTTGGAGATGCGCTTCTGACTATTGGAGACGCACTTAAAATAACAGAAAAGTATTTGTTGTGGGCAGATGACCCAGCATCATGGCGCGAGAAGCCATATGTTCTTGCATTCCAAGCATTTCTGGGGATGTCTATGCGCGACGAAGCGGCTGTTTGTCTGGACGAGATAGAAAGGATTTATCCTGAGTTTCCTTTGCTAGAAAAATTAAAACTCAAATTGAAAGAAACGTAAATTGAAAGAAACGTAAATTGAAAGAAACGTAAATTTGATTTTTTCCCAAAAATAAGGTATAATATCAACATATAAGGAAAAGAATTCCTGCACGAGGTGAGAGCATGGACAAATTCCAATTTAACGACTTGCTCAAGGAAGTCCGTGCACAGTTCTTTGCATCCAAATATGCAACTGTAAAGCAATTTGCGCAGTATAGCGGACTTTGGCCATCTGAGTTTAACCCCGACAAGCTCTCTCATTGGAACAATGAAAAGAAAGCTTTTCTTGAGAAGGAAATTAGCAAAGACACGGCATTAGGCGCTTCATATCAGCAAAATTTAAAAGAAAGATTGGCTTTAACCAATCAACTTATGGATATTTTACAGGCACTAGCGCAAGAGGAAGCCGCCTCTGCGACACCAGACATCAAACAAATCGAAAGTATACTTAAGTCAATGGAAAAAATTGTGGCAATACAAGATAGGACCACTCAGATACTTCAAATTGAAGCTGTCAGGGAAGACCAATTCAATAAAAATAAAGCCTCTGTATTAGACGCACTTAAACCGCATTTAGAAGTTGAAACACCTGTTCGTAAAGCGGTAAAAGGAGAGCTATAATGAGTTGGCAAAAACTTAAGTTCAACGAAAAATATCGTAAGTTTATATTAGATGCACTTACGTCAACTTATGTGGTTGCTGAGGGTTCGTGGCGCGCTGGTAAGACAATAGCGGCCCTAACTATTCATTGCATTTATTTAGATGCGTTAGACACGAGTGGGCTGCACATCATAGGGGCTGAGAGTATATCTACGGCCCGCAGCATCTTATTAGATAACCCAACAGGCTTCTCATATAAAACATTCTTCGCTGAAAGGGCAGAGGAAAAGAAGTTTGAAGGTAAAGACGCATTACAAATCCGCAATAGCAAAGGAAAGAAACAAATTTTAGTGTTCGTGGGCACTTCAAAAAGCAATAGCTGGCAAAGTATTCGCGGTTTGACTGCAATGAGCGTTTTTGTAACAGAAGCAAATATTGCCCATCCAACCTTCTTACAGGAGGCGATTGGACGAACAATTTCTACTCCTAAGGAGTACCGTAAATTATTGTTTGATTTAAACCCGAAAGGAGAAATGGACTGGTTCTATCAAGACTTCTTAAATAAATGACAAGAAAGAGCAGAAGAAGGCGAATTTAATTTGGCTTACGAACACTTTACATTTTTAGATAATCCTGGAATCAAGGAGGAGGAGAAACTGGTCATAATGGATGAGTATGACAAAGACTCAGTTGTGTATAAAGCATATATTCTTGGACAAAGAATAACCCAAGTGGATAACATATTCCGCTTAAAACCACACAATATAAAATCCGATTTACCTAAACCCCTACAATACAGTATCTCAGTAGACCCCGGCATATCTACTAGTTCAACTGTGTTTATCGCGGGAGGTATTGATTCTGAGAATAAAATAAATATTTATGATTTTTATCACCATAAAAACGGAAGAGGAATAGAGCAAAAAGATGTGAAAGAATACACTGATTATGCGGAAGACTTGGTTCAATTTGTGCTTAAACAAAAGGAACGATTCGGTGTTATGCCAAAACACGTTTTCTTAGACACGGACATCGCATTTTTAAGAATATGTAGAACAGTTTTCATGCAACATAATTTACCAAGCTCATTACTTAGATATGCGTTGAAAGACAAGATTAACGATAGAATTAAAGTGTTGAGTTCACTAATACATACCGGCAAGTTTGTTATTGATGAAAAGCTTAAAATGGTCATACAAGCGGTTGAAGATGCAGTCTATGACTCAAAAGAACTAGAAAAAAGCGGAAAACTAGTAAGACTAGACGTTCCAAGACAAAATAAGAACGAAATTAATCCGGTCGACTTTATAGACCCAATAGATTACTTAGTTAGTTGGGCAATTAGAGTGGGCAAAGGATTTGAATTCTAAGAGGTGATTGCCCTGAAAGATAAACCAAATAAAATACAAAGAGCGTTCATTAAAGGGTTCGGGATTGATAAGTATCTGAGTATGTGAGAGAAAAATAGGGAAGCTCGTGAGATGGCCTTGTTCGGTTCTCAAGGATACGAAGGAATAGAAAACAAATTGTGGTTTGATGGGAAAGCAGATAAGTTAGAATATTTCTATAAGAATGTGTTACCCTTCTCTGCATATAACTCACAGGACAGATTCTGGCGCGCAGTTAACACTCGCATGCCGAGAGCTCATTATCCATTGCCCGGTACAATAAGCCGCGCCATGGGAACTCTTTTGTTTAATCAAGTTCCTGAATTCACAGTTGATGCGGGCTCAAAAGCTCGTAATAAGGTGCTACAACAAAGATTAAATGAGATACTTGATGCAAATGATATCTTGGTTTTATTACAAACTGCGGCGGCGTATCAATCATACAGTGGACAAGTGGGTTTAAAAATTAACTATGATACTACAATTTCAGACGAACCATTAATTACTCTGTATCCAAAAGAAAGAATAGAAACTCATAAAAAATACGGTAAGGTTATATATATTGACTTTATTGATAAATATGAAGATGATTATAAATTAGTAAGTAGATATGGCCTAGGATATATTAACTATATGTTGTTTAAAGGAGACAAAAGAGTTCCACTGAATTCTCTTGACCAAACAGCGGGTTTGGAAGATGTAGCTTTCTTTGATAAAGAAGGAAATATCCTTCCGGTTATGTTCGCGACGGTAGTTAATAACAGAGGCATGAAAGATGATTCAGACTACAAGGGGCTTATTGATACGTTCCACGCACTAGATGAAGCCTATTCCGCACTTAACAACTACATACGTAAAACTAAACCAAATATTTTTATTACTGAAGATATTGCTCCAAAGGACGCAAGTGGTAAAACCCTTCCATTTAATGAATTCGATAATATTATTAAAATATTAGACCAATCATTTAATACAGATGGTAGTTCAAATACAAGAATTGACAGAGATATTGTTAAATTAGAAGTACAAGGTTATATTGATGCAATCAATAAATATCGCTTAATCGCATTAGAAACAATTGGATTGAGTCCAGCAACTCTGGGGATAGATAGCGGAGGAGCCAATCAAAGCGGCGAGGCACTAAATATACGCGAGCGTGCAAGTGGCCGCCTACGCAGTGAAAAACTTGCTAATTGGAAAGAGCAACTTGATAAGTTCTTTTATAGTGTCCTAGTGTTTGATTATGCAGTGAAGAATGCGACAGATTATAGTAAAGGTATTTATATACTTGAACTTCCACACGACTTCAAAGTTATTAGTAATTTTGGAGAATATGTTGAAGAAACACTTAAAGATAGAAGTGAAACTTATTTAAAATTATATGAAAAAGGATTGATTTCAATTGATTTTGCAATCACTCAAATCTTTGGAAAAGAACTATCAGAAGAAGAATTAAGAAGGCTAATTATTGAGACCAAAACACAAAACCAAATTCCTTTAAATGAAGTTGAATTAGCGTTTGTTGAGAAAAATAAACCTAAGACATCGTAAACCCTTCCATAAGGTGATGGGCAAGCCTATAAGGTCGGTGCAGAGACCGAAAACCTGCACCATTGGTGTAAGGCTAGATTGGGAAGTACCTGAGATGGTGGAGCACCACCCACCCACTAGCCACACCTTAAACTATAGATAAAACTGCGACGCCTCTTAATAACGCGTACCAGCGCAGACACCTTCGTTCTAAGTACTGAGAACGAAGCCGTGAAATGGTGGTTCATAACCGAACTACAGGCGGCAATGATGGTTGGGCTGATTTAGCCCCCTATTGAGAAAAATAAACCTAAGGTATCGTAAGTCCTTGGTTTTCAAAATAGCCGAACTATGTTAAAGCTTAAACTATACATAAAAATAATGAGGTGAAATTATGAATGATTTTTTAAGAATTTTTTACAGCCCTAATGATGGCGGAGGCGGCGCTGGCGGAGACGGCGGCGAAGGCGGCACCGGTGAAGAAGGGGCAAAAGAACCTTTTAAAACCTTTGAATCTGAAGACGATTACAACAGAGAAATTCGTTCTCAGAGAAGTAAAGCTAAAAAGGAGGTTTTAGACGAGTTGGGTGTTAAGTCAATCGATGAAGCAAAGACTAATTTAAGCAAGTCGGCCACTCTCGAAACAGAACTCAATGAAACTAAGTCTAAGTACCAAACACTAGAACAAGATTACCATTTATCAAAAGCAGGCGTTAAAGATGAATACAAAGAAGAAGTTATTACATTAGCTAAGGCAAAAATGAATGATGAAACTACGTTCGACAAAGCTTTAGAAGCGGTAATACAAAAGATGCCTTTTGTAACTGGTAAAGCGTTCCAAGGACAAGTTGGCGGTGAAGGAGGCCGACACGACGAAGATGGAACTAAAACATTAACAGAACAACTTTCTAAAAAATATCCTTGGATTAAAGGATAATTTAAACAAGTTAGGATTAAACTAAAAAATCCAAATCAAGTTAGGATTAAACTAAAAAATCCAAATCAAGTTAGGATTAAACTAAAAATCCAATAATATGAGGTGAATAATATGGCATTCAGTAACGGGTTTAACGGTGATAGCAAATCGTTAAACTACATTCTTCAAACACTAGAAGCAAAACAAGTGTTAATTCCTGGGGTTACATCTAACCCTAATCTTCAAGTTTCTGCGGGCGGTGAAGTTGCGTACTTCTACACAAGGGGTGCAAGTTCAGTAACCAGCGGCACAAACACATTAGGCTCACAAATTTCTTACACCAGCTCAGGTGTAACAAGGGTGGACGTTAGCCTAACAAACGCAATTCAAATCGGCGCGGTTATTCCTTATGTTAACTTTGCAACTGTTGAAGCAAGCGTTATTGCTGACAAAGTTATTCAAGAATCATTAGCAGCAGCAAATACATGGAATGAAAAAGCAATTGCTTTCTTAGAAGCAAATGCAACTAATTTTTACAAAAATGCTGACGGCACAATTGTAACTACTTCAGTTTCAAACAATGCAACTTTAGCTGCAACTACTGTTTATGCAGAAATCGTAAATATGAAAAAAGCATTTAATGTAGCAAACAAAACTAAAGGTATGAAACCAACAGCCATCATCGTTTCAGAAGCAATTAACGCACTATTACTACAGTCTGACGAATTTATCCGCAAAGAACAAGCAGGAGATGCTACGGTTTATGAAGGAATCGTCGGTAAGGTAGCAGGTATGCCGGTTGTTGTTTCTCAAGACATGACTGAAGATATCATCATGTTAAACGCTGAAGCATTAGCTGCTCCAATTAATGTTAAGTCATTAGTAATTGCAGACGCTACGGCCGCAGGATACCCTGGTGGTGTCATTGTAGCTGGTGAAATCGGATACGGTTTCAAGATTGGCGACCCTGGCTTAATCTTAATGAGAGAAGCGTAATCCAACTTAATAGCTTTAGAACTTAGGGGTG